GACTTACCACTATATTCATACCCTGCATAATCTTTGTTAAATTTCATATCACCAAAAACATTTTTTGCAGATAAGGAGGCACCTGATTGCATTTTCTTCAAAGAAATACCAATTAATTTTCCACTTTCAAGTTCCTCTTGTATGCATTGGTTTAATCCTAATAAAGTTTTTTCATTATCAATACACTTAAAGTCAAAGTCACTTTTAACCATCCAAATATCTGATGGATTCCATTTATTAATATCCATTCTTACACCCTCTGTTGCTTTTGCTCTTGTAAAAGCAGAGTTAATTCTATTTACTGTTGCGTCTCCACGATGAAAAGTATATTTACCACCTCTACCAAAACGACCATACAATGCGTTAGCACCAGTTATTGATGACTTAATCCAATCATCAGGTAAATTATTTCTTATATCTTCAACATTTCCATCTACACTAAACAAGTCAGAATATTTTTGAATTGTTTTCATTGTTATATCATTATTATTAATCGTCTTTCCCATTCCAAATGCTATCGCAGCATAAACTGCTTGTGCTGACTCATTTCTTGTAGTGTCCTCTGCACCAGCACCAGACCCGCCGCCACCAGTTTTGGGTTTGTATATGAGTCTTACTTTCTTCCGATCAAAATTAAACTCTGTGCCACCAAATGATCCTACATCTCTAGTGAGAACACCAAAAGGTATTTTAGCTGCATACAAAGCATTCTCTATTGCATCTCTTGTGCTTGATCTATTATTATTTAAAACTTTTATTTCTTTTATAGCCTTCGTATCTTTTAGAACTGATGTCTCATAGTTCTGTAGAATCTCATCAACCACCGATAGTTCCTCTTCTTCCATACCTTTATTCTAACATATGGAAGTATTTAGTGTACCCATAGAGTGACACTAAGTCAACTGTCACCTCTCTAAAAAATAATGATTTATAATCTCAATCTTCTCATGTGCTTGTGCGATGGCATTTATCTCACCATCAATTGTTCCCATCACATCTGGATGTTCACCGATACCCACAGGTTGATTTAGATATATCTCAACATTCTGTTGATGTTTTGCAATCAAACCATTATAGTATGTGATTTGATTTTTTAGAATCTGGTCACGCAAATTAATCATAAGTCATCCTCTAAACGATTTTCTGATTTGTAAACATCAAACTCTCCGCCTGGATATCTCTTCTTCAACTTCTCAACATTACCAGCAATCACATCATCAAGTGTGATGTTGAGTGCCATACATGCCTGCATCACATACCACATAACGTCACCCAACTCAATAACAAGATGTTTTCGATTGTGGTCACTCCAAGGCTTACCTTGGAAAACCATCTTCTTAACGATCTCCATAAACTCACCACCCTCAGCACTGACACCAACAGCAGCAGTAAGAAGTCTGTGAATATTGGAACCCTGTCCGTCAAGGTCATCCAAACTTTCAACAAAAGATTGATAATCCTTACTGGGATCGGATGTGACACCATCCACGAATACAGCGTACTTAGAAAGGTCAACGGTATGATCTGTGTAATTGATATTTGGTTGTTGATTGTTGTGAGTGTTGTAATCTCCAGACATTTTTAAAACTTAAACTCGGCAAATTTCTTTGTTGTTTTATCTTCTTCATTATACTCTACCTCTTGGCCACTGTCAAGCAAATCATCTTGTGCAGTTTGTTCGCAATCATATAATCTCATTTTTGTTCGATCAACTCCAATCACAAATCTCCGATTATAAGTCGGATCATTATATCTATTCTTTAGTTGTTTGACCATTATCTGCCCCAACTCCTCAAGTTCCTCAGTAGATATAAGAGCAAACATAAGATCAGCAGTGGCTGGAAGACCAAAGGATTCCCTTGTATCAGTAAGATCGACATCACTACTACCATAGCCAGAGCGAGTCGTCTGAGTAGCGGAGACGATAGGTACATTAGCTTCAACTGCAAGACCCCTGAGCTCTTCAGCAATCGCCTTAATATAGGAATACGAGTTAACATTTGATCCAGCCCTGTAACGTGACGATGCACATATGTTTAGATAATCTATGAATATTATATCAGGTTTAAAAGATTTTTTCAAGGCTAGTTCATTAAGTAGAGCCTTAAAGTGACCTGAGTGTGCAGAGGCAGTCGGATATTCTTTGATGATAAGTGACCCTTGAGTCTTCTTTGCAAGGTTTGTTACCTTACCTTCAAAGATTGGTTTTGGTAAATCAACAATCTCTTGTATGTTTACGTTTAAAAGATTTGCATCAATACGTTCTGCAATCTTTTCTTCTGCCATTTCTAATGTTATGTATAAGACGTTCTTTCCCTCTAAAAGAACAGAACTAGCATGATGACACATAAACAGAGATTTACCAACCCCAGTGCCTGCAAGTGCAATATTGAGCGTCTTGTTTGGAAGACCTCCTTTTGTAATCTTATTAAAGTATTCAAGGTCGAATTGAATTCGACTTTCTTTCCTGTTGTAAAGTTCGTATCTTTCTTCATAGTCCTCTAAGTAATCGTGGCCTACATTGCGATTAAAGGAAACTGATAGTGCATCTGATAAGATAGTTGGTATTGCATCTCGATTCTTTTTATCATCTTGTCCATCTGCTATCTTGATTGACTCCATCAAGGCAAGATAGATTGCACGGTCTCGACACCATTTCTCTGTTGTGTCACTCAACCATTCAAAGTCACATTCAATATCTTCCAGTTCATTTATCGTTCCAAATATATTCTTGACTTCATCTTGTGTGATATCACGTCTGTCTTCAATCTCAATCTGGAGTACTTCTTTTGTTATCAAACTATTGTACTCTGCAGCATATTTAGTAATATGTTCAAATACAACTCTCTCATTCCTGTCATTGAAGTAATCAGGTTCGATAAATGGTAGAACTTTTCTTAGATATTCTTCGTTATAAACTAGGTTTCTTAGAATGACTTTCTCAATACGATCCATCATTCACCATAACTAAACTCTTCGTTTGATGCCTCTTCCAGCAGTTGCATTACTTCTTCCGTGAAATACTTATCAGGATCGGCCAGAATAGCAGAAGGATAAACGGAAGATTCACCAACAATAATTCGATTCCCTTTACGTTTGAAGACTCCATGCTTCTCACCCAGTTCCAATAACCCATAATATCTATCGAGTCCACGTTCGTCGTAATAAAGTCTAATCTCAACTTCTTTGTTCTCCTTACTTAAACGTGATTTATGAGTCTTTGCTTTGATAACATTTCCAATGACATCCTTTCCGTCCTTCTCCTTTTTCTTAGAGAGATAGATGATTGTAGATGCTGCATACTTGAGACCGCTGCCTCCACCCATTTCTTTTGTAGGGAAGTAAGAACCGATGACATCATAGGTATGATTTGTGACTATTAGTGGAATATTTGCTTGACCAAGTTTGAGTGTGAGCATACGGAACGCACCTTTGACAAGTTGTGATTTGGTCATATCACGAACCTGTTTATCATCGAGTGCATCCTTAATCTCTTTCTCTGTTGAAAGCATACCTAATGAGTCTAACACAAACATACAAGGTTTGCGATCCTCTTCAGTTGTCTTTAAGTATATATCAACTGCCTTCAGTGCCTTGGTTCGGAATTCCTCAATTGTCACGACATTCACAACAACCAACCGTGTCGTATCAACTCCACGAGACTCCAGTAATCCTTTATTGACGGCTGCTTCAGTGTCAAAATAGAGACAATACCCATCAGGGTTAGTATCCAAAAAGTTCTTGACGACAGCAAGCGAGAAGTAAGTTTTACCAGTAGACGACTCACCAGCAATGGCAGTAATACGATTGCTGCTAACCCCGCCAAAAATAGACCCACTAATGAGTCCATTGAAAATGTAGGATCCTGTATCAATGAATCTTTCAGTTTCATCAATATCTGACGCAATCTGCGTATATTCATCTCCTATCTCTTTTACTATTTCTTTTAAAAAGTCCATTAAATTACCATCCCATGTTTTTCACGAAGTATTTTTTTATAAGGCCCGCCAGGGTTCTTATCTCTAACTTCTTTTACTAACTTCAACTTTTCATGAAGTTCTTCAGCACCATTGCCTGTTGTGTATTGTGACATCCAGACTAACAAGTCTAGTTCTTTATCATTGATAGGTAAATCCATTATATAAAAAATGATTCGAGGTTTACAGTTCTCTCAGCCTGCCATCCGATGGAGTCAAGGATGATCTTGAGAGGTTCAAGGAACGACTTCTCAAATTGTAGATCATAATCTATGTATTTGTCAAGGTTAAGTTCCTCTGGAAATTGTTGAATGAATGATATTACATTCTCTTGAATTGGATTTGGTCTCTTGAGATAACAAAATTTAATCTTCTCACCATTATTAATCAAAGAATATTTTTGTGTGAGTTTATTCTTCTTCACATAATGATTGAAGAGAAGAGCACCACGAGCATGAATTGGTGTTCCCTTTTCATAGATCGCATTGACACTCTTATACTTCTTCACGTTACTCACTGTTCTTGGAAAAGATATCTCCTCTGGTGGTAATGATCTGAAGTTTGTTCTACATTTTTCGATGAAGTCAATGACATCATCTTCAGTCTTTGTCATGATTAATTTAAGAACATCTTTAATCATGGTTCTGCAAGGTGCAGGCGTTGAAGACTTGACTGCTTCAATACCCATCATCTTGAGTTTAGGTTCCG